ATATAACTTTTCTAATCCCCATCCAGTTACTCTTGTTTTTTCCAATAACCATACACTGCACGATTAACATTACCCAGAACATCGTATCGTCTCGGATCGTGGTAATGATTAATAACTCCATCGATAACAGCAACAAGATCGCCAGATACTTTTACAATAAGATTGCCCTCTGGTAGTTCTTCTTTGCGTAGATGAACCTCTACTCCAGAGCCTATACGCATTGTCGAATGCCAATCGAAACCAATACTGCAAATGTAATCTTTGACCTTTCGGTATTGAACTCGTCTTGACTTCGATGAGTCATGTATCAACTTCATTTGCTCATGAGCATCGATGTAGGAAATGTCAGAGGCGATAGCTATCGCCACTGAACCAAAATATAGTTTAGGTTTTCTAGCATTTGGATGCTTGGGAAGGAATGGTTGATAGAACCATTCCCCCCCATCGTTGTGCTTGTAATCCATCACTGATCCACCCTAATAGTCTGACCGAATGGTGCCTCACTCTTGGTAGGCGATACGTTTACCCAGAGGACAGGATAGTCTGGGGCAACTTTTGGATAGTCAAATATGCCCATGTCAGTGAAGATTATAAGACGATCAACCTCGATGCCTGTCTCCTCGATGTAGTCAAAAACAGGTTGAACACAGGTACCACCTCTGCCCTTGATGTTGATCTTCTCGACCTCTTCGCCTTGATCAAAAAACTGCACCTTATCTTTGTTGACACTAGCATCGAATGGAATGACAGTGACACTCTCTGGCTTGAGGTCTTCGCAAAGATAGTTCAACTCAGTAAATCCTCGGACAAGTTCTTTGTCGTGAACTGATCCAGACTGATCCTGTGCGACTACAATATGACCAACACCCTTGCGATCAACTACAGGATCAAGAACTCCTGTTGTCCTGTGCCTAATGATGTTGATCTTTTTCTCAGTCCAACCTTGACGATTATCGCCACCCTTAATGAACTGATCAAACTGATCATGCCATGAAACTTTAGGCTCAAGTAATTGGTCAATTATCCCATGTAGTTCGCTTGGAATATCTCCTCGTGATCTATGCTGAGTCGCATTGAGCAACTTCTGATCTGCATCAGCCTCTGCCAACTTGTACTCACTCTCGGACAAAGCAGAGCCATCGGCTTTCTTTGGCTCGATAACATCGCCCCAACCTTGAGGCTGAGGAGCCGAACCACTACCAGACTCGCTAGGCTGATCGCCAGAGCCTTGACCCTGTTGATTGCCTTGACCATCATTAGGCTGACCATCATCTCCCTCATCGCCCTTGCCTTTGGTGGGTGGCTCTGGTGGCTCCGACATATCCTTTCTGATCTTGTTGTAGATAGTCTCGGCTGTAAAGGTGCTATACTCATCTTTGAATAAGGCACCCTCTGGCAAAGTAAACTCACCTCTTTTGAGGATGTGATTGATAGCATAATCGCAAGCAATATTCCAAAGCTGATGCACTCGACCTCTCATACGCAATGCGTGTTTGAAAAGAATGTGCAAAACCTCATGAGCGAATACTCCAACAACTTCCTGTTCGGTAATGCTATCGACAAAGGCTCGGTTCCAGAAAATACTAGAACCATCGGTAGCCATAGTCTGCACAGTGTTATCCTCTCGGACAACACTGCTCAGTAATGTAGACCCATAGAATGGGTGCTTTAAGATCAAATAGGTTTTAGCCTTAGCGATCTTTGTATCTGCATCGAGTGTGATCATACCATTAACTCCCTTCCTGTTGATTTTAACCAAGCTTTAACTTCTGGATGCTTGGCAAAAGAACTATCTCTTTTGACTGCATCCTTGATGCAAACGACTGCCATCTCTTGAGATGCAAGCCTTGAAACATAGGCGATGATGTTGCCCATGTTTGAGGTTGTTGCCCTCTGAGACAAGGCACCACAAAGAGCATACTGTACGTCTGGTCTATCTGGTATCCTTGCACTCTCTGGATTAGCGATAAGCTTATCCAAGTTTAAGAACTCTGGAACATCCTTAATGATCTTGAGGAAACCGATAAAATCTGCACAGGCTGACTCACCAACTGTTCCTGTTATATTCTGCTGAATAACAGATGCACTCAAACCCTTTAGCTTTAGGATATTGCTTACCCTCTCCCATGATCTAGGATTGGGAGATACATCCTCAAGAGGATCATTCTTGCAGTAAAACTCTGGTCTCGCTCTGAGGTAAGAAACAACCTTGAAATCCCAACCAGATTCTACAGCGTATGAACAAGTATCTTCTAGGTCTGCATCAGCCTCAAGAAACACTAAGCAGTCCTTGAAATGAGTAGGCAGTCTCTTTGCTCCTGCCTTATCTTTCACTCTGTTGCCAGCTAATATAATGAACCAACCTTGGGGCAATTTGAACTCGCCAATGCCGAGTCCATTGATCAACTGCCTACCAACATTGAGAACTTGCATCTCAGCCTCTGCAACCTCGTCAAGAAATAAGGCACCATATTTCTTGCCGTTGTTGTATGCATTCCAGACCTTAACGTGCCAATCTGGTCGTGCTAGGACAACCTCTGTTCCCTCTTTATTTGGTATTCTGCAACCAGATAAAATTGTTGGCTCATGGTCTGACAATCGATAGGGAACACATCCCCAATCATCGCCTAACACCTTGATAGCATCGTTGACGCAACAAGTCTTGCCTATGCCATATGTACCAACAACGTATGGGTTAAGGATGGAAGAGTCCGTTGCCTTTCCAGACTGTTGAACTTCTAGGTTATGTCTCATAATTGAAACGATTGAGTCTCTAATATCTGTAAATCTCATTTTTTCACTCCTTATAATTGATTGAGATTGATTGATGCTGATTGCACCTATCAAGGCAGTAAAAGTTATAGGGAACTTTTTTACTGCCCTGTTAGACATAATCAGAATGGGTTATTGTCTAGGTCTGCTTGATGATCTGCATTAGCAGAGGCAACCAAAATGTCCGAGCATTGGTTGACCTCTTCGTTGATCTTCTGCTCTTCTTTTTTGGTCTTCTCTGCCTTGGTACCCTTGGCATTCATCTCGTCTTTGGCTGTCTTGGTTGCCTCAAATACCTCTTCGAACTTTCGCAAGTCTCTAGCATCAAGACCACCTTTCCAACCACCACCATCTTTCGTTGGCTTGCCAAGGATTTTCTCTACAAGCTTTTCAACCTCTGACTGATCCTGTCGCTGTGGATCAAAATGCTTGATCAACTTAGCCTCAGAGGTCACACCCAGAGCATCAAATTTGTTCTTGATCTCTTGCACTAGGGTTGCTCCAGATAGGTTGTGCATCTTCTTGAGGGTGCCATCCTTGTGAAAGCTTTCGAAAACCCATTGAGTTTTCTCTACTACCTTTTTCAACTTGGATGGGGAAAGCTTTGCCTCTTCTGAGCAGTCTTTCCTAAACGCCTTAACGTCTTTAGTTGAGATTGTAGGCTCCTTGTACTTGGCAAAGGCTGAGACAGTGACGCAGTAAATGTCGATGTTGCCTTGATTGATAGCCTCGGCATTAGCCTTGTTATGCTTTCGCATTACCTCAATATTTGAGGCTGTTTCTCTGATTGTAGTCGCTTGATCTTTAGTTAATATTGTCATGGTTTTCACTCCTATTTGACAGTTGATGTTGTCCTGTAATTACAGGGGAGTCGAGCCTCAGTGAGGCTCTCATCCTTTGTAATTAGCGATACTGCTGAGGTACCCATTCTGGTGCCTGTGGAACCTTGTCGGTTGCCATCTGGCAAGCAATGCTATCGATATTCTCAAGAGCCTCTTTAAAGCTTGAGTATGTATTGACCCAGTCTTGGTTGCCACTCTCTGAGATATGATCTACTCGCCATTCTCTGGTAGGCTTGCAGTTCTCATCGTACTGCTTGTAAACAACAAACTTATAAAGCTTATGGCTAATGATGTATTCGCCATTAAAACCCTCGGTTAATTGTTGCCGTCTAATTTGGCTCCTAAACCTTGGCATTGTCAGTGCCAAGCACTGAGGTGTTATTGATCTAAGCCTTGTCTTTTCGGCTCGGTCTGCAATCCATTCTGGGCTATATTTTTCCATGTTTTCACTCCTTATTTTCATGGTTGATTATTTGCATTGGCTCTTTTCGACAGCGTCATATCTGTCCTCGACAGAAAGCCAATGAAATAAACTTGGGTTTGTTTTCTCTAGGCTGTTCAATTCTTTTTGCTGTTCTTCAGTGAATTGATTCCATAATTCAAAAACGCTCTCTCTCTGGTTTACCTTACTCCAGAGTACATCATAAAGACTGTCGCTAACTCCATCCAAGCACTCGGCAACCTCATCTACTGTATAACATTTAAAAACTGTATTTGGTTCTATTTGCATCTTTCACTCCTTTAATTCTGAAAGAGATACAGAACTATTTCTGCACCTCTCGCAAAATTAAGAGGGGCGATTTCTCGCCCCATCTAATTTAGTTGATGTCGAAAGACCTCGGAAAATTGCTCTGCATCGCAGAGCCTAGACCTTGGTTTGTTTCTGTTCTGACACTCCTCTTTCTCATTATGGCTTTTGAGTTTGATAGGTGGGAGAGCTTTTCATCTAGTTGTCAGTTCTTGCCTTACACTCTTGGACACTAAGGTCTGGATCATTGGGTCATCTGAGGTTCTAGATACCTACATTTTTGGCTTGCGATCTCTGGTTCTTGGCGATTTCCTTTCTGTTGTATTTTTGCCACATGATTCGTCTAAGGGGCATTGCCCCACCTCTTTGATAGCATATTGGTCAAGTATGTCAAATAAATAATAAAGCATACCTAAATGCTTGATACCCTTGGAGAAAAGTTATCTCTAACTTTTTTGGGTCTTTTTTGGACATATATAATAGTGATATATCCATTGTGCAGATGCAGAAAAATAGCCTAAAATGTTGACGTTAGGTAAGCTTTTGTACCCTATTTGTTCTCACTTTTTGAAAAGTTAAGTCATTGATTTTATTGACTTTTTTTTTCCATTCTGCAAGTGCGAATATCGCGAATAAGAGCCACTGAGTGGGTGTTAAGCGATTTCATGACCCAGAACACCTAAAACGAGCCAATGGCTCTGTATGACGCTTAAAACGGTGTTGCCCTTTTGTTCTTTTAAGTGCTATATAGGACTATTAGAGTAAAGTTATCTCTAACTTTTTTAGGAGATTTTAGGCAATGGCAGACCACAAAAAACCCAAATTAAAGCTTGTAAAAGGCAAGGCAAAACCACGGCACCGACTGACTGCTAAGCAGTCTAAGTTTATTGATTGTGTCTTAGGCATAGGAGTAGATAACCCTATGACCTTAACAGATGCCTATAAAGCCTCTTATGATTGTAAAAACTTCAGTGATGCGAACATCCGAAAAGAGGCTCACCTCTTATTCCGATCCCCCAACATTACCCCAACTTATGAGGACAGGAAATTGCAAATAGAGGAACGTCATCGGACTCAGTCGCTCAATCGATCACACCAAATAATTACAGGTCTCGAGAGAGAGGCAAACGATTTTGAACATGGCAGTCCGACCTCAAGAGTTCGAGCCTTGGAACTTCTGGGCAAGCTTAAGGATGTGAGGCTCTTCAGTTCTGATATCTCAGTAGAAGACTCCAGATCATCTGATCAGATCAAAGAGGAACTAGAGAAAAAGCTCAAGACACTACTAGGAGAATGACCCCACCTACCCCCACCCCCCTATGACAAGCCACCTAGCTAGACACGAGTATATATAGTAATCTGCACATATAATGATATGGAATTCATAAAACGGTTCAAAGTCAGTGAGTGGGTCATCTTTAGTGTCCTATTTTCGTATATTATGGAAAGGCTTATAGAAGGCGATACAGAGGGTTTAATGGTTTGGTGGTACTTGGTGTTATATTTAGGTTCACTGCCTACTGAGTAACGCTTATTTCTTGGCTATGAGGCTATCTAGCTTAGTTTCTAGACGTAATAAGTGTTCGACAACTTTTTCGATGTCATCTTTGTGATCATTCTTGTGGACGTATTGTTCTCTGGTTTTATTGAGAAGTATCTGAACTCTTTTGAGTTCATCACTTTGGGATTTGATATACCACGCTAGTGGTGCTATTATCACCGTGAGCAGTATGTTCCATATTGTTGCAAGGTCTAATAACAAGGTATACCTATAAATTACTATGTAATTTTAACGATATACCTAAAAAGGTATACCTTATTATACAGGTATACCTAGTAAAGGAGAGGATGTAAAGAGAAAATGAGTGAATATAGAAGATATCATGCATCTAAGAAAATGAAGCAAGAACGAGCTTTGAGAAATAAGAACCGTAGAGCTGCTTTAAAAAAAGGAATAGTGAAAAAAGGCGATAAAAAGCACATAGACCACAGAGATGGTAATCCTCGGAACAATAGAAAGAGCAACCTAAGAGTTGTGTCTGCTAGAAGAAACAGAAAAAAACAGTGAACATTCAATCCAAAGATATAAAAGATAAGATATCTCTTCTTCCTATAGACCAACAAAAGGAGATGCTAAAGCTTTTAGAAGAATACGAAGTTGCAAAACAAAAAGATACAGCCAAGACAGACTTCCTATCCTTTGTTCGTATGATGTGGTCGAGCTTTATCGGAGGGGAACATCACGAGATCATGGCTGATGCTTTTGAGAGAGTGGCTCGTGGTGAGCTAAAAAGACTGATAATCAATATGCCACCCCGTCATACCAAGTCAGAATTTGCATCGTATCTTTTTCCTGCTTGGTTTTTGGGGCAGTATCCAGATAAGAAGGTGATCCAAACAGCCCACACTGCTGAGTTGGCAGTTGGCTTTGGTAGAAAAGTGCGTAACCTTATACAGTCAAAAGACTTTCAGAATGTTTTTAGTGGCATTGAACTGTCTACAGACAGTAAAGCCGCAGGAAGATGGAACACAAACAAGCGTGGTGACTACTTTGCGATAGGTGTTGGTGGTGCTGTAACAGGTAAAGGTGCTGATATTCTCATAATTGATGACCCCCACTCGGAGCAGGAGGCACAATTAGGACAGTACAACCCTGATGTCTACGACAAAGTGTACGAATGGTACACATCAGGACCTCGTCAGCGTCTACAACCAGGAGGTGCCATCATACTTGTGATGACCAGATGGTCAAAAAGAGACCTAACAGGGCAAATTATCAAGAGTATGTCCGAAAGAGAGGGTGCAGATGAGTGGGAAGTAATAGAATTACCTGCAATTTTACCTTCTGGTAAGGCATTATGGGGTGAATTTTGGAGTTTAGAGGAATTAGAGAGCTTAAAAGCTGAATTACCTGTTGCAAAATGGAACGCACAGTACCAACAAGACCCCACATCCGAGGAAGGAGCGTTAATTAAGCGTGAATGGTGGCAAGAATGGACAGAAAATGAGCTACCACCCTGTGAATGCATCATTCAATCATGGGATACAGCGTTTTTAAAGACAGAAAGAAGCGATTATAGTGCCTGTACCACATGGGGAGTGTTCTATCACCACAAAGATGTGGATCAGAGCCGACCCCACCTCATCCTATTAGACGCATTTAAGGAAAAGCTAGAGTTTCCAGAGCTAAAACGTGCGGCATACGATAAATATTGGGAGTTTGAGCCAGATCAGATGATTGTAGAAGCAAAAGCATCTGGTGCGCCGCTTGTTTTTGAGCTTAGAGCTATGGGAATACCTGTCACAGAGTTCACCCCCACTAGGGGTAACGATAAAATTGCAAGAGTAAACGCAGTTACTGACTTGTTTTCTAGTGGCAGTGTGTGGTATTATTCAGCTAGATGGTCTGATGAGGTTATCGAAGAGTGTGCATCTTTTCCATCTGGTGAGCATGATGATTTAGTTGACAGCACCACACAGGCACTGTTAAGATTTCGTCAAGGTGGATGGGTTCGTGCTGAAAGAGACGATTGGGATGACGAGCCAAAATACAGGAGACCCGTAGAATACTACTAAGGAGCAGTTATGGCAGGATCAGCAGAAAGAAAAAAAAGTTTAGAAGAAAGTAGAAAAAGAGCAAAGGAGATAGACAAGACGGTAAATCGTGCGCCTTTTTCTCCAAAGGATGATGTTAAAGTATCACCAGGCTCTAAAGTAAGAAAAGATAAAAAAACAACACCAGGCACAACAAAACTTAATGAGGCACTAACACCAAAGAAAGTTTCGCCAGGTTCTAAAGTTAGAAAAGAATCAAGAGACAACAAAGCGACACCCGTTAAACTTGTTAAAAAGACAACAGTAGATGCGGCTCCTGCAAAGAAATCAAATCCAAAAGGTCAGGCAGAAAAGGGTGCCAGTCCTTTAGAGGGAAAGCCAAGAAGTATAGCTGAGGCAAAAAGAAGAGGAGAGTTGTACTTCTTTGATAGTAAAGGTGTTAAGAAAATAGCCGCAACGGCAGCAGACCTAAAAAGAACAGGTCTTAGTCTACGAGAGTATGCAAATAAGTTTGCACCTAAGAAACAAACTAAGCAACACGCTGAATCACTAAAGGGTTTTGCCGCAAAGAAAAAACGTGGTGGTGGTGTAATGAAAAAGAAAAGCTACGCAGGTGGTGGTGTTATGAAAAAGAAGGGTATGGCTGCAGGTGGTAGAAATACCATGAAAAAGCAAATGATGCGTGGTGGCGGCATGGGTATGATGAAGAAGAAGATGTATGCTGGCGGTGGAGCCATGAAGAAAAAAGGATACGCTATCGGAGGTGCTATGAAAAAGAAAGGCATGAAGAGTGGCGGTAAGGTCATGAAGATGAGAGGTGGAGGACTAGCCACTAGAGGCACAAACTTCAGAATTAGATAATGGCTGTAGATAAAAACCTTGAACCCTTTGAGGTTGATGTCGAGGGTGATCCATCCGAATCAGAGTTAAAGGTAGAAGTAGTAAATCCAGATGCTGTGTCGATAGAGACAGAGGACGGGGGTGTTGTTGTAGACTTTGAAGGTAGTGCAACAGAAGAACTAATGGGTGCCGACCATAACTCTAACCTAGCAGAGCATATGGAAGAAGAAGACTTAGATGAGATGGCATCCGATCTAGTCAGCGATTTCGAATCAGATAGAACATCAAGAAAAGAATGGTCAAGGTCTTATGTAAAAGGTCTTGATCTTCTTGGTATGAAGATAGAAGAACGAACCCAACCTTGGGAAGGAGCTTCAGGAGTTTTTCATCCCTTACTCTCAGAAGCTATCGTTAGGTTTCAGGCGCAGGCAATGGGGGAAATATTTCCTGCGTCAGGACCTGTCCGAACAAAGATCGTAGGAAAACAAACAAAAGAAAAGAACGAACAGTCAAAGCGTGTAGAGCATGAGATGAACTATATGCTAACCGAAGAGATGACAGAGTATCGTGATGAAACAGAGCAGATGCTCTTTCGTTTACCTCTTGCAGGATCAGCATTTAAGAAAGTCTATTACGATCCAATAATGGAAAGACCATGTGCTATGTTTGTTCCTGCTGAAGACTTTGTAGTTTCTTATGGTGCGTCTGATCTTATGTCGTGTTCACGATACACCCACGTTATGAAGAAAACAGAAAATCAAGTTAGAGAATTACAGGTCAACGGATTTTACAGAGACGTAGAACTACCAGAACCAACAAGAGACGAATCAGACATACAAGAGAAGTATGATGAGATGGATGGCAGTGAAGCTGTCTATGATGATGACGATAGGTACACTATACTAGAGATGCACGTTGATCTAGAAATGCCAGAGCCTTTCGAAGATAAAGATGGATTGGCACGACCCTATATAGTGACCATAGATAAGTCATCTAGAACAATACTATCGATTAGAAAGAACTGGTATGAAAGCGATGAAAAGAAAACTAAGCGACAGCATTTTATTCATTATAGATATCTTCCTAGCCTTGGGTTTTATGGTACAGGACTTATTCATCTTATTGGTGGGTTGGCTAAATCGGCTACGTCTATACTGCGTCAGCTTATTGATGCAGGTACTTTATCGAATCTTCCTGCTGGTCTTAAAGCTCGTGGTCTCCGTATTATAGGGAATGCCTCGCCTC